TATCTTCAGACCAGTTCATATCAATATAGAGTCTATTTGAAACTTTATTAAATCTGAAATTCTTTTCTGTTTCAAAAAGTTGCTCAACTAAATTTATAAATCGTTTTGTAGAATCATAACCAGCAAGACCCAATGCGGTTCCGTGTCCTATGTTTCGATTTATTCCAAAATAATCATGTAACGACATCTGATAACGCACGTTAAACATGTTTGATGTTTGAGATCCAAAGGGAAAAACTTTTCTTACTGAAACAATTTGTGTTCCAGCAGGAGCGCCTGTATATCCAGCAGCACTACCAGCAGTTAACCCTGTTACATCCACATATCCGTTTGTAATGTCATCTGACGTAACTTTGTGTCTGTAATAATGTTTCTCTATACCGTCGAAGTGTCGTTCTGCAAAAAACTGTATTGCATCATCAACACGCTCTTCAGCCTGTTCTCGATCAACGTTAATATCAATGACTGGTGCGCCTAGTCTTCGAAAAGAGTATTCGATCAGACTATCAGCAGAATTAGGTGTTGCCATTACATACTCCTTCTAAGTATGTATATGTCAAACTATCTTATTTCTCAGTGTCATCCTTCTTTGGTTCTGGAGGATCTGGAACTCTAACCTGAATCAACTCTACTTTTTCTTGAGGTAATTGCTCAATATAATAACGTCGAGTAATTGGCTCCACTGATTCTTCAGCATCACTCTGCTCATAATTAATGAACCCAGGCATATTCAAAGGACACACAACTTTTGGATAATCAAGTTTACTGTACTTGTCTGCTTCCGCTATCAACCACGTTCCTTCACGATCACCACAACCACAACCGCCACAGTAGTATTTTGTTTCGTCAATATCACTTTGACGCAGATACTCACATGGAGTTAATTC